CGGCCGAGTCATCGAGAACGATAGTGGATGTGAGCATTGAGAGGACTCCTTTGTGCGCTTTAGCGCGTTACTGTTCTAAGTAACGCTAACGAAAGCATCTGCTGTTTCGGCGATAAACTTTCTAGGTTAAAACTAGAAAGTTCCAAAGGGAGACGTGCAAGCCGGGTGTAACGATTCACTGCGATATGACCTATATGGGGATACCCATTTAGATCATGTCGATAGCTCCAACGAACGTCCACTTGAGCAGTTTCAGAAACTGAACAAGTGAGATCGTACACTTGCCATAACCCTTGGTAGGGGTTGACAGTGTGTTGGAACAAGCGCGATCCTAGTCGGCCAAACCAGTCCACGACGAAGCTGAAAGGAACAGCGTTCCAGAAAGCTTTGACAGGATTGGTCAGACCAAGCGCAACAGTGAACGCTCGTAATTCGCCATCCAACGAGTCCAGACCTTCGAGTTCGTGGTACAAAGTACCACTCGCTCGAAAGTTGGCCATGTAGGATGCCAATCGCAATTGGTAAATCCCTGTCGACGTGTCATTCCAATCGCGCAGAAATGGTATTGAAACCAAATTCGGCCGATAGAAAGACAGTCTAGTCGGTTTTCCGAAACGAGACTTAAGATAAGCTATCTTAGCCCGTACGGTACCGACAAGGTTACCCAGAGTGCTTAGATCCTGGAGGAACGGTTTCCAGCCGAAATTCCAGTTCAAGTACCCTGAAGCGATTGTCTTTGAGAGAGTGTCTTCGAGCTTGGGTAGCAAACTCCCAATCTCCTTAAATTCCCAGATGAAATTAGGTAAACTAATTTCTTCAGGAATTTGTGTTGAAAACTCGTTATACGAGTCCAACGCGAGACTCCCCCAAAGAGAATCCGAGACGACCGGCAGTAGTGCCAACACTGGGTCCCAGGAGAAAATTACTGAAGGCATAGCTGTGTTGAACACAGTGCCCCAGTCCTCCTGGTAAGAGGGGACGAAATCTCTAGGGAGATTCGCCCTTAGCTCGAGGTGACTAATGTCGCTGGCTGGAAAATGCCCGCGCACCTTCTGATTCACATTATCATGAGTTACCTCATAATAGGTTGAACCAGAATACGAACCAGAATAAGAGCCACCTAGGCTAGTAGTCTGGACGTAAGTCACAGGTCCGAAGTCGGATCTCGAGCGTGTCCGCAGTGTGTGCAAAGTTGGCACTAGCGTCCTCCTAAGCAATCTCCTTAGCGAAGCTGCCTCGGAGTGGGGAGAGAATTT